CCCCCACTCAGAGCAAGATGCACTTAACCCAAAGTCAATGGAAGATACTTACGAGTGGTACACATCTGGACCACGGCAGCGACTTCAGCCAGGAGGGTCCATTGTCATAGTAATGACAAGGTGGAACGTCAATGATTTAACAGGCCGTTTACTCAAAGACGCAGCCCGAGACCCTAAAGCCGATCAGTGGGAGTTGATAGAGTTACCAGCTATATTACCTAGCGGCAAACCACTTTGGCCAGAATACTGGGAAATAGATGAACTAGAAAGTGTCAAGGCTAGTTTACGAGGTGGCCCGAAGTGGCACGCTCAGTACATGCAGAACCCTACCTCAGAAGAAGGCGCACTTATAAAAAGAGAGTGGTGGATGGAGTGGCCAAATAATGAGCCACCCAACTGTGAATATATTATTCAAAGTTACGACACAGCATTCTTGAAGTCAGAGATGGCTGACTATTCTGCTATAACTACTTGGGGGGTGTTTTACCCAGAAGGTAGACTAGGTGGTGACGAGATCTATAACGGTGACGCACCGCATATTATTTTACTCGACGTGGTTAAAGGTAAGTACAACTTTCCAGAACTCAAAGGCCAAGCGTTTAAGCAGTATGAATACTGGAACCCTGACGTAGTGATAATAGAAGGTAAGGCGTCCGGTATGCCCTTAACACAAGAACTACGCAACGTAGGTATTCCGGTTCAAAACTTCACACCCTCTAAAGGAAGTGATAAAGTTGCAAGAGTCAATAGTTGTGCACCGTTGTTCGAGTCTGGTATGGTTTGGCACCCGGATACTACTTGGGCACATGATGTTATTGAAGAATGCGCAGCGTTTCCTGCGGGAGACCACGATGATTTGGTTGACTCAACCACTCAAGCACTCATGCGTTTTAGACAAGGCGGGTTCATTAAGCTGCCTAGTGATTACGAGGAAGAAGTTTTACACAGAAAGAAAATAAGTTATTATTGAGACATAGGAACCTAATACTATGGCGATAGAAGCTCAAAGATTTCCCACGCAGGGTAGCCCACTTCTCGTAGAAGAAGAGGAGGAACTAATAGTACAACTACCGGATGAGGACGACTCGGAAGGTGGTGTCGAGTTCCAAGTCGGACAAAACGGTGAAATGTTACCCATGCCAGAAATGGCAGCAATGCAAGAACAAGAACACAACATGAACCTAGCGTTGGTGTTGGAGGAAAGTGAACTAAATGAGATCTCATCAGAGCTCATAGGTTCTTTTGAAGAAGATAAAGAGTCAAGGCACGAGTGGCTAACCACATTCAGTGACGGTTTAGACCTTTTAGGCATAAAATCAGAAGACCGTGACATGCCTTTTCCTGGTGCTAGTGGGGTAACTCAC